CGGCAGCACTTTATAATATTTACACTTAACCGTTATACGTGCCATAAGCTCATCAAAGTCTTTAAATTCCTCTTTTTGTAATGCTATTCTTAAGTTTAAGAGCTTGTTATATATGTTATTCTCCACTGCTGCCACCTCCATAATATTTATCTAAATAGTCCTTAAAACCCTCATTGTAGTATTTTTTTAACTCGCTATCTCTTATTTCTACTGCATACTGACTATTAGAGCCGCTTGTAGAGTGAGTGTTATATAGCGTGCTTATTGATACACCTTTTGGAGCTGTAAAGAAAAATTTTATAAATTGTGCCAGTCTTTCCACGTCTGCCTCATAATGAGCTATCGGTATCAAACTGATTAAGTGTGTACGTGTGTATAATTTTTTAGCCGCTTTATCAGCATTATCTTTTAATAGTAGGTTATGAGCCTCCATAATCTGAGTTAATGCCTTTTCCACTGCTGCCTGTTCTCTTTCTGTTATCTCATGCTCTATAATGTATGGTCTTACAAAATCATTTTTAAGATTTGGTTTAGCCACCGTTAACATGATCAGAGCCTTAATAACTATGTCCTCATTGGTGTAGCGGTTTATCTGGCTATCCTTTAACGCCTCTGTAAATATAGGGTGTTTAGCTATTTCCTTAATCTTGTCAAATGATTTAGCCTTAACTCTGGTAAGCTCTATAGCTGTAAGTGCTTTACCGTTATTGAGTCTATAAAACATTTCACATACTTCATCCTCTGTAATATCCTCAAAGTAATATACAGTGAGAGAGTAGCTTATAATGTCATCCTGTACGTTCTCTGGCAAGTCATTAAAATACTTACCCTCCAGCTCCTCACTAACACCTGTTAAAGCATACTCATTATTAAAATATCCTGTTATGGCGCTACACCTCTGCTTACCATCCAGCATATCAAATACTTTATTTTCGTCTCTCTTAGCGTAAAACGCTGGTATAGGATAACCTATTATCATTGACTCTATGAGTAATGATTTACGCTTAATATCCCATACATAACCACGCTGTATAGCGTTATCAAATGTAATACTTCCATTTACGCACATTTTAGCTAGCTGGCGTGCGTTCCAGTTAATATTTAATCTTTTTAACATATTGCCTCCTATTCTCTATAAATAGTTTTTACCAAACTCTCTTATAAAGTCTCCTCTGTCACCATATGTAGCCTCATAAGCCTCTTGTCCTATACGCTTAAGGTATAAGTCTGTCTCTCTGTTTTTATGAGCTGCATTTTTACCGTTTCTGTGGCACGTCTCACCACATAGCCAGACTTTTAAGCCTCGTTTTTCACTATTTTTTCTATTACTTCTACCAAAAAATATATGGTGTTCCTCTAAGCCGTCATAAAAACCATAAGGTGTACTGCTGCCACATAAGTAACATTCCTTTTCACTCTGTATTATGCTTTTCATACGCCCACCAACTTATATATAGCTACCATTCTTTTAGTCTCCACATCATACGCCTTACCAGTAACCTCTACTATGCCAGCACGTTCCAGCTCTGTAAGCCTAGGCGCTACTGCCTGACGTACTGGGTATGGTATAAGTTTTTTCTTATGCAATACTACAGCTATTTCACGTGCTGTCAGTTCTGCTCCCATACTTAACTCAGTGAGTATGTGCTTATAAGCGGTTTCTTTGTCCAGATTTTCAAAACTCTCTTTTTTTGTATCACTTGTAATACTCATAAAAATACCTCCTATCTTAGTCTGTAATTAGGTATACTGTTATCAAATGTCACTATATAGCCTTTACTCATTTCTATAAGTCTGCTGCCTATTGCCTCATCAAACTCTAGCAGCTGCTCTATGGTTTTTTCAGTTGATATAATAAACGGCTTACGCTGTAAGTATCTGTAATTAATAATCTCGTACAATATATTAACGTCAGAATCTGTCACCTTGCCTTTAAGTAGGTCATCAATAAATAACACTCTGGCATTTTTGAGCTTATATATATGGTCGTTATATATGTACTTGTTATCACTGCCTATCTGCTGTTTAAGAGCGGTTACTACGTCTCTGTATGGCATATAGCGCACGCCTACACCGACATTTATTAAGTTATTAGCTATAGCTAGTCCTAATGTTGTTTTTCCTCGTCCTGAGCTACCACATAGCAACATAGAATTAATACGCTCTTTTTCTATACTTTCAAAATTTTGAAAATATGATACAGCTGTATTTTTTGCATTTATTAGCGCTGGCTCGTTAAATGTTTCAAAACCGTTAAAGCCCTTTTTACTATCTTCCTCACTTATTCCACTGGAGGTTAGTAAGTTAAGAGCTATAACCCTCTCTCTACACTCACACTCCTTAGCTATTTCATATCCCTGATCATCTGTGTAAAATATCCATGTAGTACCTTTGCACTTTTCACATACACTCATTTAAAACACCTCTTTACGGTTATTTACTGTAGTATTATTTGCCTTAAGGTGTGACAGGTCATACTTGCTCTGCTCAGCTGCTGTCTTTTTCTTATCATCATAATTACCATCTAACACCTTAGCCATGTTACCGTCCTTTATTAACCAGTCAAATGTAGCAGACCAATTACGGCTATTAGAACCTTTTAAAAAGCTGCTTGCCTCTGCTTTTTGAAACAATACTTTAAAATCATCTACCGTATACACCCTGAGTCTTGCCTTAATAGCCTTTTTTCTGTTCTCTGATAGAGTTACAACCTTAGGGAACGATACGCAAGTATCGTTATACATATCAGCTATCAGCTGATAATCTACTTTTGTACTTGTTGCCTCTCTCTCTATCTCTATCTCTTTCTCTATCTCTATCTCTATCTCTTTCTCTGGGCTATTTTGTCCAGACATTTGTCCGTCCATTTGTCCTGTAGTAAGTAATTTCTTTTCTGCCTCTATTCTTGCCCTGTATTCTCTCTTACGGTCTGCCTCAGTGCTAGATTTGCCTATATAATTTTGAATATTCAGCATATAAATAGCGCCATTATCTAACACCTCAACTAACCCCAGCTGAACAAATATTTTTAATGCCTTTTCTACTGTGCCTACTTGATGACGTGTAAGCTCAGCCAATATATCAGGCGTGTAAGGTATCAAGTCATTAAACATTAACCGTCCTTGACTTTTAAGACTCCTTAGATAGAGTTTCATAAGAATATTGCTATATAAGTAACCGTCTGGCATACCCTCTAATATAATAATGGCGTCATCATTGTAAAAATCGTCTTTTAGCTTTAAGTAATAATACTTTTTATCATCCGCCACCTAATCACCTCCATTATGTATAGTTTTCTATACTTTTAGATTAAAAAAATAATAATTACTTTTGCACCTCCTCAACTATAAAAACCTCTGCATACTGTACCCCAAACTCCAGAGCCTCATCATGATCATTAAAATATACGTCTATTCTCTTATCCTTAATAGCCCCCCCACAATCCATAGCCTCATACTCTTTACCGTTAATAAGTAAAACTGTGCCATATGGTATAACTGTAGGGTCTACTGCTATACTGTAGCCAGCTGTAAGCAGTTCACCACTTGCACCATATACAAGCTCATTACCAGCGCTGTCTACTGGTCTGTCTTTAGCCCATTTACCACAGCACTTACTACAGCTACAGTAGGCTGTCAGTCTAAACTCACCTATACTTACAAGTTCTGGCTCTGTAGGTGTCTCTGTTACCGTATCAACCTCTACAGGCTCAACTATTGCTATTTCCTTTACTGGCTTTGTAGTAGGCTCAGTTACAGGCTCAACTGCTGCCGTCTTTCTCATACTAAGTAACAAGATTAATAGAGTTGTTATAAAAGCTGCTAAAACTATCTTTCTATCCACATTTCTCCTCACTTTCCTTGTGTTCTTTAATAGTTGCTTTAATCTTAATTTGTTCCTGTGACTCTAATAGCTCTATCAGAGTCTTTAAAATATCCGCTCCATTCATAATATGTACCCCACTGGTATAGTTTTCTATACTTTTTCAACAAAAAAATATAAATGTGCGTCAGCCAGAGGTATACCTAATAACTCACAGGCTTTATAAATTTCTGGCGTTTTCCACGGCACAGCATTATTAAGACGCTGGTTAAGGGCTGTGTAACTCATTCCCATAGCTTCAGCAAAAGCCTCCTGAGTATCAAATACCTCTTTAATTTTTAGTTTTAACTTTTTATAATCAAAACTCACTTTATCCACCTCCTTAAATTCTGGTATAGTTTTCTATACCTCACAAAAGACATTATATTAGTATAATTTTTAATTGTCAAGCATAAAATATAGAAAATCTATATTTTGTGTATAGTTTTACGGTTAAAATGTTGCTTTTTCTATACTTTTGTGGTAAATTAGATTTATTCTCATAAGGAGGGAAAATAATGGATAAACATGAAAGAAAAAATAGAATAGAGGAGGCGCTTAATATAAGGGGAATTAAACAGATCGAACTTGTAGAAAAGACTGGATTAAAAAAAGCCTCAGTTAATCACTGGGTTAAACAGCGTTATCAACCAAAGCAAGATTCAGTATTTAAAATGGCTAGAGTGTTAGACGTGTCTGAAATGTGGTTAGCTGGTTATGATGTACCAATGGAAAGACCTAAAGCACAGGTTAAAATGGATGAGCTGGCTAAAGTGTTTAACATCATAAGAAAAGATGAGCAGTTAAAAAACTTAGTAGTAAATATATCTAAGTTAAATGAGGAACAATTAAACACCGTAGAGAGTATAGTGAGTGAATTTAGCAAGGTTAACAGTCTGGGCTAAGCAAACTGAGGATTAGATATAAAAGCTCAATATCTTCACAATTACTTAATAATTCAGTTATTAGTTTGATAGTATTTTCACGTTCTGTCATACTATAATACCTCCATTTTTAATTTTTACGAACATCTGTTCTAATAACTATTTATATAATAGTATTTTTAGTATAAATTTGCAAGCACTTTATTATATTCAAATAATTTAATTTACAAATAAGAAAAACATATCAAGGAAATGTAAAAAAGGAGTAAAATTATGTCAATAATAAGAGTAGCCTGTTATATTAGGGTATCAACACAAGAGCAAAAGTTACACGGTATCTCACTAGACGCTCAAAGAGAAAAATTAAAAGAATATGCAGAAAAGCACGGTTTCATAATAATAGAATGGTATGAGGATGAGGGAGTAAGTGGACGTAAATTAATTAAGAGACGTCCAGCACTCCAGCGTATGCTTAATGACGCTAAAGCTGGTAAGTTTGACCGTATTATATTTATTAAATTAGACCGTTTCTTTAGGTCTGTGGCTGAGTATCATGAATGTATGAAATATATTGACCCAGTTATATGGACAGCTACAGAGGAAAAATATGACCTCTCTACTGCTAACGGCAGAGCTTTTGTTAATATGAAGTTAACTATAGCTGAGTTAGAGGCTGATCAGACTGGAGAACGTATAGACTTAGTTAACGAGTATAAGGTTAAGACTGGACAAGCTCTTACTGGCGCTCAAAGTCAAGGCATAGGATATACTGTAAAAAAGGACTCTGAGGGTATAAAAAGGGTTGTAAAAGATAAAAAATATGAGGCTTTTGTTACAGACTTTATAAATCACTTTTTAACATACCAGAACAAAAAACAGGCTTTCGATTACGCAACCGATAAGCACAATGTAAAAACTTATTATAACAGTATGAGCAAATTATTAACTGATACTAAAATATATGGTCATTACAGAGGTAATGATAAATACTGTGAGCCTTATATAAGTAAAGAATCTTTTGAACAGATACAGCAGATATTAAGCAAAAATATTAAGTCTACACCCTCAAAAAATGTATACTTATTTACTGGTCTTATACCGTGCCCTCTTTGTGGTAATAATTTAACATCTACTTTTAACGGCAGCAAAAAACCAATAATTAGTTACAGATGTAATACGTATAGTGTTCAAAAACACTGTACTTTTAAATATCGCCCTAATGAGAAAAAAATAGAAACGCTGTTACTAGAGAATCTTAATAAATATATGACGTCTTATATAGAGACCTCGAAAATAGAGGACGCAAGAATACAAGATACTCACGCCTCAGACAAAATAGTAGATATTAAGGCTGAAATGGAGCGAACTACTAAAGCATACCGTAAAGGACGTATTACAGAGGCAGAATATGATAAAGAGTATGAGGAACTGGAGACAAAATTAAAAGAGTTAGAAAGTCATTTAGAACCTATTTTAGAGCGTGACCTAACTGTATATGAGGAATTACTTAAGAGCAACTGGCAAGATTTATATTATGCTCTTACCAGAGAAAACAAAAGAGCTTTCTGGAGAAAATACTTAAAGGCTATTAAAGTCAATAAAGACGGTACTTTTCAGCAGCCTATATTTTTTTAGGCTGTTGTTGTACTAACATCATAGCTCCATTTGGAGCTATGTTATTAGTACAACAATTAGTAAAAGTAATAAAAGCCCTATTTCTAGGGCTTTTTTGTTTATTTTATGTATCTTACAAAAATCTCACAGCCGTAATTTGTTCTGCTGCCGTCATCTAGTTTATTACCGCCATATATGTCACAGTTAATATTATCACGCTTATACTTTTCCTCATACTCTAAAAATGTCTGTACATGATCACTAGGTATATTTCCTATAATCTGGTCATTAATTTTTATATACACAGCGTCTCTACCCTCGTATAAATAACGCTCAAAATTTACTGTTTCTGGTGTTTCATCCCCCCATTTAAAAGCTCTCAGTATTGCCTGTCTGGTTTTTCTGCCATTTTTAAATGTAACACCAGCCGCTTTAAAGGATAAGAATATATAAGGGCTTTCTTTTTTCTCCACTGCTGCCGCTTTTGTATTTGTAGTTTGTGGTTCACCTTTTAATAAATTATCTAATCTTTTTTGAGCCGCGGCCTTTTCTTGCAAACCATTTTTATACGCTTTATTAGTACTCCATCCTAAAAATATAAGAAATAGACCTAATAGTAAAAGAGGTATAAAAAATAGCCCCATCAGAGAGAATAGTATACCAGTTACAAAAAATGTTACTCTGTTTATTTTTAAGTTGTTTAATTCTTTATCTGTCATATATGACCTCCTGATCTTTTTTATTTACATATTATACCAAAATAGTAAATAGGTCAATATAAAAGAGGAGGACGCTAATTAAAGCGCCCTCGTTTACTTACATCATACCAGCTTTATTTTTAGCTATAGTACCTCTTATATTACTGATACCAGATACTACTATCATAGGCAGCTCACTTATTAAGTCAGTACAACTTAATACGCCTCCACCAGTCCACTGTAATATAGAGTTTGTCTGATAAAAGCCACCTCTGGCTAATGTAGGAGCATTTACACCGTACAATACGCTCACACTATTAGTGCTAGACTGTCCTAATATAGCGCTCTGTTTTGCTGAGTCACCAGTATAAGCGTAATACTCACCACCATATACTCTTATCAACGCCTGATCAGACGGTAAAAAACAATATGTATTTTCAGTTATATTAGCTACGCTACCTCTACAGTTAAAAAACGTACCATTTAAAGCTATAAGACTATTAAGATAACCATTTAACCAGAATCTACAATTTTCAGCGTATATAATGCCACTAGAGGCGTTAAATATTCTTACTATAGTACCAGCTGTAGTATTGCTTGCAATAACATTAGCTCCTATAATGCTAACATTATACAATGTATAAAATATTATAGTGCACTTACCACTTTCTATAGTAGGGTTAATTTCTGTGCAATTAGTAAAGTCTAGTATTACCCTCCTATTACTCTCTACATTAAAATCAAACACGCCATAAGGGTTAGTAGTGCTACCAGTTCCTCTTGTTATTCCCTGACACCCCAACTTACCTACAATATTTAATTTCATGTACATATTATTAGTGCCACCGCTTAAAAACTCCTTAACGATATTAGATATATAAACATTGTCATTAATACCATTACACCTATAAACAAAATCACCATTATTTTTAATATTAAAAATCATAAAAGCACCTCCATACTATCAATATTTAATTATCATTAGTATCTTAGTGCTTTTTATCTTAGTACCTTATTTAATTTTATCTTTTGTAATATATACTAAACTCCCATATGTACTATTTTTACTGTCACTGCCTCAGTAGGTATAGTGTCAGCTGTAAATACAAGAGTATTAGTGTCCTGACTTGTTAACTGTATATTATTTATACTGTATGTAGTAACTGATTCAGGCTCACAAAAAACCGTTTTAGTGGCTGTCATACCTGTAACAGTTACAGTAGCGTTATAACCGTTATCAGCAGTTTTCCAGTCACCTACTGCTATAGTGCGTGTTGAGCTTACAGGCATGGCGTTAACTAACACAGCCTCAGTGTTTTCGTTAATTAAATCTTGCAGTTTTCTAAACCACTCATTAAATAAAGCCTCCCACTGAGTCCATAGAGTAGAGCTGTTAAGTTGCTCTATTAGTCCAGTCACCCAGCCACATAATGACTCATCAGCTCTAGTATCTGTTATGTCACTGTTTGTAATTGCAGTAGCTCCAGCTTTAATATAAACATAAGCTAAACAATATTCATTTACTGAGCTTGTACGTGTCATAGTAGGTTTAACTGGTGTGGTGGCATATTCGCTATATTTCACGTATAATACAGCGTCTCTTACACTGTCTGTATCATCCACTCTAACGCATATAGCAGCATAACGGTTAAGTGTTACATCTGCGTCCTCCAGAGTGATCAAATACGCTGTATCATTATTAACCCAGTGCTTATTAAACCAGCCACGTCCTGTAGCTACCTGTATAGTCATCCCATTATTAGGCTGTACCGCCATCTTATCACCAACAGACTCATATACACCATTAGTAATTAAGCCCTCAAATATTTCGCTCATTTGTCGAGCGTTATACACTCTGTCACCATTAACAGAGTTAAAAAAGCCACTTGTCCACATTTCTTAGCACCTCCTACATATTAAATTGTGGAATAAGTTTTACACCTGAGTCATCAGCTGACTCAATGGCGCTCAATACTCTTACATCCTTACTTATACCGTATTTATTTTTCACTGTAACTATATCACCTAAGTAAAAGTCCTCACCATATTTAAAGGCTATATCTGTTAAGACTTCTCCACTAAAGCCCTCTGTTATAGAAAGCTCTGCTATTTTTTCCAAACCTCGCTCCTGTAACAGATTAATATAGGTATCTGTGTCTATTTCGTTCTCAGTTCCTACATTCTGGCTAACGTCTCTAGCGTCCACAAACGTCTCAAACCTATCAAGACCTGATATACTGTTATTAAGTGTGGTAAAAGTACGTGCCGTACCCTCACCTTCGCCACCTATTAAAGCACAGTTTGCGTAGTTTTCCGTAGCACGCTCATAAGTTGAATTGGTAATATTGTCAAAGTCATCACTAAATATTACATAAGGTCTGGCTGTCTGGCTATATGACCTATCTACACCAGCATATAATATAAATACCAGAGAGGAATTAAATATATATACTTCCCAACCATAATTATAAGCTGTGCATATTTCTTTAATGACCTCATCTAAATACCCACCAGTTTCCTGTTTGCTGATTTTATCAGTTAATCCAGCTGTAGCGCCTAGCATAAGAGTAGGTATTACTCTATTACTATCTGTAGGACTTATAGCATTTTCATTAACTAACTTACGTATAGCGTTTTCTACCGTGCCTGTTAAGTTAGACTGCTGCCACACTATACGCTGGTGGAGTAAAAACTTAAGCTCTTTGCCTGTATAGGTTAAATAGTCTCCTGATTCTACACCAGTTTCTAATTTAAGCCCTTTATTAATCATTACTTTCTGGTAAGTAACATTACCTGAGTCATCTACTGATATATCAGTATCTCTTACTAAATAATAACCCTCTTTTAAAAGCTCTACAGCCTCAGAGGTAGCGTTAATATATAACTCAAAATCACCCACTTCATAATAGGCTGGTCTCCAGATGACGCTTATATAATCATCCACTACGCCCACTAAGTTAAATGATTTGTCTAATAC